AGCGCCAATGCGGAGGTCGGCCAGGCCGCGGCGACGGTCGCCCGCCGCGCCCGCGATGCCGTGCGCAACGACCCGTACGCCAGCCGCATCGTCGATCTTTGGACCGGCAATGCCGTCGGCGCCGGCATCACCACCCGCTGGCCCGACGATCCGCACGGCCGCGCCTGGCTGCGTTGGGCCGAGAGCACCGCCTGCGACGCCGAGGGACGGCTGGACCTGTACGGCCTGCAGGCGCTGGTCATGCGGGCGGTGGTCGAGAGCGGCGAGTGCTTCGCGCGCTTTCTGATGGTGCCGCCGTCGCCGGCCAACCCGATTGGCCTTCGCCTGCAGGTGCTGGAGAGCGACCACCTCGACACGGCGCGCAACGGCTTGGTCGACGGCGCCCCGACCATCCAGGGCATCGCGCTCGGAGAGGCCGGCGAGCCCATCGGCTATTGGCTGCATCGCGTCCACCCCGGCGCCGCCTGGATCCTGCCGGGCGCGACCTGGCAGAGCAGCCAGCGCATCCCGGCCGGCGATGTCCTGCACGTCTATCGCAAGCGCCGCCCCGGCCAGCTGCGCGACGTCTCCTGGCTGGCGCCGGTGCTGCTGCGCCTGCGCGATCTCGGCGACTACGAGGCGGCGCTGCTGATGAAGGCCAAGATCGAGGCCTGCCTCGCGGCGGTCGTGACCGAGGAAGGTGACGAGGCGCTGACCGGGCCTGCCGCGGGTCTCCTGCGGGATGCGCAGGGTCGGACGGTCGAGAGCTTCGAGCCGGGCATGATCCTCTACCGCCGCGGCATGGGATCGTTGGAGGTGGTCAACCCGAGTGGGGGAGGATCGCACACCGCCTTTGCTCGCCGCGCGTTGGAGGCCGCCGCGGTGGGCGCCGGCCTGACCTATGACCAGGTTTCCGGCGACCTGACCCAGGCGAACTACTCCTCGCTGCGCGCCGGCAAGATCGAGTTCCGCCGGCTCTGCGAGCAGGTCCAGTACGGCATGCTGATCCCGATGCTGGTTCGTCCCATCGCGGACCGCTTCCACGCCCAGGGCGCGCTGCTCGGGCTGTGGGGCGCGGAGATGCCGGACGGCGTCAGCCACGTCCCGCCAGCGCACGAGATGATCGACCCGCTCAAGGACACCACCGCCCTGATTGCCCAGGTGCGTGCCGGCTTCGTGCCGCAGCCCGAGGCGGCGGGGGCCTTCGGCTATGACTTCCGCGCGGCGGTGGAGATGATCCGCGAGGCCAACGCCCTGCTCGACGAGGCCGGCATCTCGCTCGACACCGACCCGCGCCGCGTCGCGAAGTCCGGCGCCGCCCAGGACGCGGCGCAGATGGCTGCCGTCGAGATCGCCGCGACCGGTGCCGCGGCACCGCAGCGCGAGACCCCAGCACAAGGCTGACCATGACCGAACCCATCGAACCGGGCGTCAGCAATGCCGCGCCGGAGCCTGCTGCTGCGCCCACCGCGGCGGACGTTCCGCTCGTGGCGCAGCGCGCGATCACCGCGCCCGCCACCGTGGATCGCGCCGCGCGCACCGTCGAGGTGGTGTGGAGCACCGGCGCCCGCGCCCGCAACTTCGTCCCCGCCCTCGGCCTGATCACCGAGGAGTTGGAGATGTCACCGAACGCGGTGCGCATGGAGGCGCTGCGCTCCGGCCGCGCCCCGGTGCTCGACACCCATCGCCGCTGCGGCGCGCGCGATGTGCTCGGCCGCGTCACCGCTGCCCGCCTCGAGCGCGGTCGCGGCTACGCCACGCTGCAGTTCAGCACCGCGGCTGACGTCGAACCGGTCTGGCAGCGCATCGCCGACGGCACGCTGCGGGCAGTGAGCGTCGGCTACCGTGTGCACCGCTACGAGCCGCGACCCGACGCCGCCACCGGCGAGACCGTCCATCGCGCGGTGGATTGGGAGCCCTTCGAGATCTCGGTCGTGCCGGTCCCGGTGGACCGCGACGCATCCGTGCGCGGCGAGGCGCCGCAGGGCGCGCCCGCCATCGCGATCGAGCCTGCCCTGCCTGACGAGGATCCACCCATGCCCGAGACGACGCCGGAAGCCCCGGCCACGCCGGCCGCCCGGGACGTTCCCGCGCCGTCTGCGCCGTCCACCCCGACCCAGGAGACCACCGTGACCACCAGCCCCGCACCGGCCGCCCCGTCCGTGCCCGCCACGCCGCCCGAGCCGACCCGCGCGGCGCCCGATCTCGACGCGGTCCGTGCCGAGGCCCAGCGCACCGAGCGGGAGCGCATCGCCGGCATCGATACCGCCGTCGAGGCGGCCCGCGCCCTCCTGCCGGCCGAGCGCATCACGCCGATCCGCACGGAGGCGATCTCTGCCGGCTGGACCGGCGACCAGGCCCGGCGCGCCCTGTTCGATGCTCTCGTCGCCCAGGGCCCGCGCCCCTCCATCCCCGCCCGCCCGGAGACCGGCCCCAGCCAAGACGACCCGGCGCAGATCCTCGATGCCATGGCCGAGGCGCTCGCCGCCCGTGCCATGCCCGGCTACCAACCCCAGGGCGCCGGCCGGCACGCCGAGTTCATGGGCTGGCGCCCCTCCGACATGATCGGCGAGCTGCTGCGCGTCCGCGGCGAGCGGAGCGTGCCCCGTAACCCGACCCTGCTCGCCGAGCGCGCCTTCCACACCAGCTCCGACTTCCCGCTGCTGCTGGCCGCCGCCGCCAACAAGATGCTGCTCGCCGCCTACCAGCCGGCGCAGCCCACCTACCGCCAGATCTTCCTCCGCCGCGACTTCCGCGACTTTAAGCCGCACCGGCACCTGCGCATCGGCGACTTCCCGACCCTGCTGCCGCTCGCCGAGAACGGTGAGATCCAGGTCGGCACCATGTCCGAGAGCCAGGAGATCGTGCTGCTGCAGACCTTCGCGCGGCGCATCCGCGTCACCCGGCCGATGCTGGTCAACGACGACCTCGGAGCCTTCACCGACTTCGCCGCTGCCATCGGCCGCCGCGTCGCCGAGTTCGAGAACGCCACCGCCTACCAGCTGGTGAATTCGGCCAATGGCGACGGACCGACGCTGACCACCGGCAGCGCCCCCGTCTTCGCCACCGGCGCAGCGCGGGCCAACAAGGCCAGCACCGGCACGGTGCTCGATACCTCGACCATCGGCGCCGGCCGCACCGCCATCATGAAGCAGCGCACGCTGGACGGCCTGCCGATCTCCATGGGCCAGACCATGCGGCTGCTGGTCGGGCCGAACCTCGAGCTCGCCGCCCGCCAGGCGACCGTGGTCGTGCAGGCGAGCGAGATCGGCAAGGCGAACGTCTTCGCCGGCTTCGTGCAGCCGGTGATCGAGCCGCTGATCTCGGGGAACCGCTGGTACCTGTTCTCCGACCCGGTCGCCGCGCCGGTCTATGTCTACGGCTACCTCAACGGCGCCGAGGGGCCGCAGGTCACCACCGGGCCGGTGCAGGGTGCGGACGGCGTCGAGGTCAGCGTGATCTTCGACTTCGGCGTCGGCGCCATCGACTGGCGCGGCGCCTGGTTCAATCCGGGCACCTGATCCCGGCCGCCCCCCCTTTCAGTCTGAACCGATGCAGAGGCCGCCCTCCGGGGCGGCTTCTGCGTTTCAGGAGACCTCTTCATGCGCAACTGCATCCGTCCCGACGCGCGCTCCATCCCGATGGTGGTGCCCTATGCGGGCGGGATCCTCTCCGGCCAGGGCATGCTGGTCGGCGCCTTCTTCGGCGTGGCGGCGTCCGACGCCGCCCAGAACGCGAGCGTCGACTGCGAGACCCGCGGCGAGTTCGAGCTGACCAAGGAGCCCGCGCTCGCCATCAGCCAGGGCGCGCGGGTGTTCTGGGACAACACCAACCGCCGCATCACCACCACCGCGACCGGCAACTTCCAGGTCGGCCTCTGCACTGTCGCCGCGCTGGCAGCCGATGCCACGGTGCGGGTGATGCTGGCTCGTGTGCCGGCCTCGGGGGCGTGATGCTGCTGCCGCGCGACCGTGCGCGCCTTGAGGGCGTGCACCGCGACCTGGTGCTTGTCGTCGAACAGGCTCGCCAGGCGGTACCCTTCATCGTCACCGAGGGGCTGCGCACGCGCGAGCGCCAGGCTCGCCTCGTTGCGATCGGGGCCTCACGCACGATGAACAGCCGGCACCTCACCGGTCACGCGGTCGATCTCGCTTACTGGCTCGATGATGGCGACGGCGCCGTGGAGCAGGGCGAGATCCGCTGGGACTGGCCGCTGTACGAGCAGCTCGGCGCGGCGGTGAAGGCCGCGGCGAAGGAGCTCGGCGTGACGATCGTCTGGGGCGGCGACTGGGCCTCCTTCCGCGACGGGCCTCACTTCGAGCTCGACCGCAAGGCCTATCCCTGATGAGTGCGGCGATCCTGGCGCTGCTCGGCCGGCACGCGCTGTCGATCGGTCTGGCAGCAGCCGTCGCCATGACGGCGCTGACCGCCTGGCACTTCCGATCGCAGCGCGACGCCGCCCGCCTGAATGCGGCGACGGCCAGCCGCATCGCCGAGGCCAATGCGGCGGCGCTGGCCCGCGCCACC